GCATGCGCTGGAACCCGCGCCCCCGCTCCTCGTCCGAGAGCGGGCGCTTGGAGTCCGTCGCCATCATGGCCACCGCCTCCTCCGCGTCCCCGTAGTCGGTGAACACCACGCAGTCCACCGTCGCGGTCGGCGAGTCGCCGTTGAGCGCCCGCATGGCGAGCAGCCTGCGCTCGCCGTCCACCACGCGCCAGCGGTTGCCGTCGGCGACCACGACGAGCGGCTGCACGGGCTGGCCGCCGGTGGCCGCGATCGAGCGCGCCAGGGCGTCGATGTCCCCCATGTCCCGCCTCGGGTTGGAGCCGCTCGGAACGACCTCGGACAGCGGCAGGGTCCTCTTGTAGCTGTTGGCCATGCCGGTCACGCTCCCCCCTCGCGCCTCGCGGCCCCGCGTCGTGCAGTCTCTCCCATGTCTCTCTCCTCTCTCGCGACGAGAACTCATAGTTCTCGCCATCTTCCTCGCGCGGGTCGCGGGAAACGCCCCGCCACCTGCGCGTCCTTCGGCTCGTCACCGCGCGTCGGCTCCGTCGGCTGCAACCGGACTGCAACCGCGTGTCGGCATGCTTGCGCGCGTCAGAGCGCGCCCAGGGCGTCCCCGAACGCGCGCGCGGCGGCCTCGTCGCGGCCCGGCATCACGTGCGCGTACGTGTTCGTGGTGGTGCTGGTGCTCGCGTGGCCGAGCCGCTCCGACACGGTGCGCACGTCCACGCCCTCCGCGATCAGCACGGTGGCGTGGGTGTGCCGCAGGGTGTGGAAGCGCGTCCCGGGCGCGAGCCCGATCCGGCGGGCGAGCGCCGAGAACCGGCGCGCCACCTCGGAGGGGCGCATCATCGACCCGTCGACGCTCACCAGCGGCGAGTCGGGGCCGCCGGCGAACAGCGTGCGCTGCCACGCGACGTGCGCGCGGACGGCGGCAGCGTCCGCCTCGGTCACCGAGACGTTGCGCGAGCGCTTGCCCTTGGTGCGCTCCTGGTACGACACGCCCGACGCCGACTCGACCGCCGTGCCGCCCACGTGGACGAACCCGCGCCCGCCGTGCACGTCGCGCCGGCGGAGCCCGCACGCCTCCCCGCAGCGCACGCCCGTCACGAGGGCGAGCCACGCGGCCATGGCCACGTTGCGCTCCACGTCCCCGCCGCCGCCCGCCATGAGCCTCGCCAGCTCGTCGCGCAGCGCCGCGAGGTCGAACTCGTCGAGCGCCACGGCCTCGCCGCGCGCGGGGGCGGGCTTCGCGGCCGAGACGGTGGGGTTGGCCGTGACCATGCCCTGGTTGAGGAACCAGTTGTAGGCCCCGCGCAGGAACCAGTGGACCTTGCGCACGGTGTTCGGCGCGAGCGGCCTCCCTCCCCGCCCGCCGTGCTCCAGCAGCTCGCCGTAGGCGTCGGTGCAGTTGCGCGTCGTGAGGTCGCGCACGCGCACGCGGGCCACGAGCGGCTTGAGCCGCCGCGCGGCGGACCGGTACGTGCGCACGGTGTTCGCCGGCGCGCCCATCCGCTCCAGCGCGTCGACGTAGCCGTCGAGCGCCGACGAGAGCAGCGGGTTGCCCATGATCGTGGCGTACCACTCGGCCGCCTCGCGCTCCGCCTCGGCCATGGTGGTGGCCGAGAGCGCGTGGTACGGCTGCACCTTGCGGCCGGTGACCGGGTTGGTGCCGAGGTACGGGCGCACGAAGAGCGTGCCGTCGGCCGCGCGGCGCACGGTGAGGCTGGGGGCGGCCACGGCCTACTCCCCCAGGATCGCGTCGCGCCTCGCGGGCGCGTCGCGCAGCAGCCCGAGCACCGCGAGCCTGGCGTCGTCGGCGGGGTCCGCCATGACGCCGTGGAGCAGCGCCTCGCAGACCGCGTCGGCCCCCGCCTCGAACCCGGCGAGCGCGCACGCCGCCTCCTCGCGGCACAGGCGCCGCCCGTCCGCGGCCTCGAGCGCCGCGGCGCCCATCGCCCGCGCGACGGCGCGGTACCTCGTCGCCACCACCATCGCCTCCCCGCACGTCATGCCTGCCTCCTGTCCGCGGCCCACACCGCGTCCGTCGTGACCTCAGCCGCCCACCCGCGCGACTCGTTGAGCCTGCGCAGCGTGCGCAGGAACCCCGGCAGCACCGAGGGGGCGCACATGGCCGTGAGCGAGTACGGCGGGGGCACGCGTCCCACGCCGGGCTCGTAGATCGCGCACACCATCACGGTGCCGCGCGGTATCTCGTCATCGTCGGCCATGCCGCCGCCCCCTCCCGGTGCGCCCTGCGAGGGGGGCGGCGCCGGTCGCACTACCAACGCAATCGCCAACGGGAAGGCACGCCGTCCCCCTCGCGGGACGCGCCCGGAGGCGCGCCGCCGTCACAGCGCCCACAGCGCCCCGAGCAGCGCCGCCATCGATCCCGCCAGCATCGCGCCGACGAGCGCGACCGCCGCGCCGTAGCGCGCGCTCACCGGATCACCGCCGCGCCGCTCGCCTCGGCCTCCGCGAGCCAGCGCTCGTGGCGCAGCTCCTCCGGGTGGTCGAGCGTGCCCGCGATCGCGAACGCGAGGACCACGAGAAGGACCACGAGCACCTCCCTCCCGACCTCGGCGGCCCTCGCTGCAAACGTCTCCCCCATCTCTCCTGCCTCCTCTCCGAGGGCCTCGGCCCTCACGACACCCGACGCGGCGCGCCGCTGACTGCTCGCCATGCGACCGCCCCCCTACGAGACCTGCGAGAGGCGCTGGGCCATCTCGCACGCGCCGCTGGGCTGCTGCATGATCAGCTCGTCGATGCTGGGCGCGTACACGAGCACGCCCTTCGGACGGCTGCCCTCCGAGTAGACGGGCTTCATGCGCGACACGACGGCCCCGCTCTTCACGAGCCTTCGCATCTCGTGCACGTTCATGTGCGCGTATGCCGCGGCGCTGTTGATGCCGCTCAGCCACGGCGACGCTACCTGGTTCTTCCCTGCCATTCCGATCTCCTTGCCCCTCGTGTCCGTTCCTGCCTTCGCCCCTTCGGGCCGGCGCGCGCCGTCCGGCGCACGCCGCTAGTCCACCGGGTAGCTGAACCCGCCGAAGTAGTGCTCGACGATGCCCGCGAGCTCGTCAGACACGTTCTTCATGCGCTTGGACCCGTACGCCCAGAGCGCGGTGCCGTCCGCGGCGTAGCGGACGTGGCCCTCGTCGGCCAGCTCGTGCTGCAGCGAGTACGCGAGGTGGCACGCGCGGCGCAGCCCGCGCTCGAAGCCATCGATCCGGTCCATGAGGCGCTCGGAGACCTCGACGCCGCCGTCGAGCAGCCCGACGGGCTCGGGCTTGCGCAGCGTCTCGGCCTGCAGCCGCGCGACCTCGCGCAGCTGCGCGTTCTCCCGCTCCAGCTCTGCCACGCGGCGGAGCAGGTCGCGGTCGGAGCGCGCCTTGACGCCCTCGTCGTCCCAGCGCCCGTCGCGCCACACGCGCACGTCGCGCACCTCCACGTAGCCGCCCTCGTCCTCGTCGGACGTGGAGTAGGTCATGGTGTAGCCGAGGCCGTCGTCCCTCGTGCGGAAGCCGAGCGCGAGGCCGGGCGTGCCCTCCGTCGGCACGCAGTCGCGGTTGAGGACCGTCTCCAGCAGCAGCTCGGAGGCCACGCTGGAGTCCTGCCGCGCCCACGCGGCCAGCATCTCGCACGGCGTGACGCTGAACTCGTGCGTCACGTCCTCGCTCACGTAGTCGGGCTTGGCCTTGGCGGTGATGTCGTAGTCGGTCGTCATGGTCGTTCTCCTTCCTTGCCTGGTTTCCTGTCCTGTGCCTACGCCACCGCCAGCGGCACGACGCCGATGAGCACGTCGCACGAGCAGTCGAGGGCGCGGGCGAGCGCCACGGTGATGTCCACGCGCGGGATGTTGCAGCCCGTCTCGTAGCGGGCGATGGAGCCCTTGCTGACGCCGCTCGCCTTCGCCAGGGCGTCCTGGTCCATGCCGCGCTCCTCGCGCAGCGACTTGAGACGACGGGCGAACGTGGCCGTGTCGAACTCGTTGATCATCTCTGCACCTCCAAAACTTACATTGTGGATGTATCTATTTGTACGGTATTCCATTTTGCCTGTACTGTCAAGCAGATTCTTACATTTAGATTGAACTTTCTACATCCACGCTGTAACATCTAGACCACGCACTTGTAGAAAGGGGTGGTAATGGAAACGAGACTCGGAGCAATGCGAAAACATGCCGGGCTAAACCAAAGGCAGATGGCAGACGCCATCGGAGTGAAACTCCGAACTTACGGATCATGGGAGCGCGGCGAGGTGAACATGAGCATCACCCAGCTCGTGGACTGTGCCCGCGTGCTCGACTGCTCCACCGACGAGATACTGGGCATGCCGATCCGCTCGACCTTCTCCGATCCGCGCGAGGCCGAGCTCCACCGCGTGTGGCGCGGGCTCGACCGCGAGCGCCAGGACCGCCTCCTCGCCACCGCCCAAGACTTGGAGCTCGCCAAAAGGAATGAGGGTGCTTCATCTCAGGCGCGAGAGGTAGCTGAGTGAGGATGAGTGAGGTGGTTGAGTGAGGAGGACCAGGAGACGCCCAGCAAAAAGGGGCGCCCCGTCGCGTGGATGGCCACGACGGGGCGCTCGCGAAGGCCCATGGCAAGGAAGGGGTTCGCATGTCAGATGATACCAGAAGAAGGCGCGTGGGCAGCGTGCGGAGGATGCCGAGCGGCAGGTGGCTCGCCCGGATCCAGAGCGGGTGCAAGGAGGACGGGAGCCCGCGCGTCGTGACCAGCACTCACGACACCGAGGCCGAGGCCGAGGCGTGGCTGCTCGCGAAGTCGGTGGAGCTGGGCAAGCGCCCGGACCTCAACGCGGGCATCACGCTCAGGACGCTCTGGAAGGCGTTCAAGGCCGACCGCGAGGGCAGGCTGGCCAACTCGACGCTCAGGCGCTACGACGGCTGCATGGAGCGCCATTGGCTGCCCGCGATCGGCGACGTCGACATATCCACCATCACCGTCGCGCTCGTGCAGCGCGTGCTCGACGCCGTGCCCGGGCGCACCGACGCGAAGCAGTGCAAGGCGGCGCTCTCCTCGACGCTCACGTGGGCGCAGCGCAACGACCTGCTGCGCGAGAACCCCATCCGGGGGGCGTCGTTCACCTACCCCGGGGACACGATCTTCGCGTGGGAGGACGAGTCCGCGTTCGACGAGGACCCGTTCGCCGCCATCGAGCGCAGCCGCGACGTGTGGGGCGCCAAGACGGTGATGGAGGCCTTCGGCCGGATGAGGGGCCTGCCGCTCGAGCCCGTGTGGCTGGCGATGGTCGGCGGGGGCCTGCGCATGGAGGAGGCGTTCGCGCTGCGGGGCATGGACGTGCGCCGCACGGAGGTCAACGGGCAGCAGGTGACGCAGGTGGCGGTGCACCACGCCGAGAACGCGCAGGACGGGCGCCACCGCACCAAGAACCGCAGGAGCGCCCGGATCGTGGCGCTGCTGGAGCCGTTCGGCGAGCGCTACTGGGAGCTCGCGTCGTCGGTCTCGCGTGACGCGCGCGTCTGCCCCGTGTCCCCCAACAACCAGAGCAGGACGTGGCGCAAGCTCTTCGAGGGGCTGCCGGAGGAAGAGGAGAGGAGGAAGCACGTGCCGAAGAAGGCCGGCTTCGTCCACAAGGCCACGCTGAAGGACCTGCCCTATATACCGCTGTCGCGCATGCGGGCCACCCACGAGACGCTCATGCAGGAGGCGGGCGTGCTCGACTCCATCAACGCCGCCATGCACGGCCACTCGGAGCTCGTCAGCTACCGCCACTACCAGCAGGCCGACACCGTGGAGGCGGCCAGGAAGGCCTCCACGTACCTCCGCGTCGTGAGCTAGCGTGCAACCGTTCGGTACCGAACCACGTAACGCCCAGTAACGGATGCCGAAAAAGTCTAACAAAAAAGCAGGTCAGGCAAGCGCCTGACCTGCTGTTTCTTCTGGTGGGCCGTCAGGGGTTCGAACCCTGGACCTTGGGATTAAGAGTTCTATTTTTATGTTAATACAGCACGTTTACCTGCGGTTTTGTATGCACGTAATTGCACCTTTGGGCTAGTTCGGGCTGGTTTGAAAATGGGGCTATACACCGCCACAACATCAAACATCGTCCCGTTTCGCCCGACCGGCGCGCGACGCCCTCAGACGTTCGTCACCTGCGAGCACATGGCCAGCAGGCCCGCGAGCAGCGCCGCGAACATGCCCAGCATGGCGAGGCACCCGCGCCGCGCGACGTCCTCGTGCTCGCCGCGCGCGGGGTCGGCCGCAGGGCGCGGGACCCCGGCGAGGTGGCGCGTCTCCCGCACGCGCACGCGCGGAAAGCTGCCCGTGGCGTCGAGGTACCAGTCGCGCGGGACGGTGCGCGGCCTCGGCGGCGCGCCCACCCTCGGCACGCGCAGGTCGATGGCGGGGTTGGTCCTCATCGGCGCCCTCCCTCCGCCACGATCTGCTCGACGGTGGCGGCGTTCGCCCCCGCCGTGCTGCCGTCGAGCTCCGCGGGCGCGTCCATGACGGCGAACGCGGCGAGGCAGCCGAACAGCATGGCCACCACGACCACGAGCATGACGCCGCCCGCGGCGAGGCAGTCGTCGGCGTTCCTCATCATCGCAGCCTCCCATCGTTGAGGCAGCGCTGCAACGCCTCGACGCTGTGCGAGCCGAACACGCCGTCAACGCCCGCGTCCCCGCAGGAGTATCCCTTGGCGATGAGCCACCCCTGCAGGTGCTCGGTGGTGTTCGGGCCCCACACCCCGTCCTCGTACGCCCCGACGAGCGCCTGCAGCGCGAACACCATCTGCGAGCCCTGTCCGCCCCACTCGATGGAGTAGACGGCGGGCAGGCCGTCCTCGTAGCCGCGCCACTGGCCCGAGATCACGCCGTCCTCCCAGGTTCCCAGCGAGTGCTGCATGTCGAGCACGGTGTTGTAGCCGCAGCATCCGTCCACGTCGAGCTTGCCGCCCCGCGCGTTGTTGCGCGGCCCCACGCCCGGGACCTCGCCGCCCATCGCGGCGTTGATGTCCTCGGCGAGCTGGTCCATCCGTGACGCGGCCCAGTCCCCGGGGCAGTCGGTCTCCTGGAACCAGCGGTGCATGGTGAGCAGCATGTAGCCGTCCGGAACCTCGTCGTAGTCGGTGTCTCCGGTGAACACTGCCCCACGGAAGCCGTACCTGCGGCAGATGTCCGCACACAGGGCCACGAGGGACTCCCAGCAGGCGACCGAGAACGAACCGTCGCCGTAGTTGGCGCACTCGAAGGTGATGGCGCGGCAGTCGTTGAACCTGCTGCCGCTGGTCCACGCCCCGTACTCCTCCTCCACGTAGCAGGCCACGCGGCCGTCGGAGCCTATGCCGTAGTTGCTCGACGCCATGCGCTCCGTCGGGGCGAATATCTCGCCGCACGTCTCCACGGAGCAGTTCCCGCCCATGCAGTGCGGGGTGAGCGTGTCCACCTCATAGCCCTTGCGGTCCCAGTAGTGGTTCGGGCTGAGCGCCACGTGGGACACGTAGTCGCTGTGGCTCATCGTACCGCCTCCGTCCCTTCCTGCTCCTGCGCGTCGCGCTTGCCGCGCCTGAGCATCTTGTACACGTCGGTGTCGGCCAGCTCCGGGTGCATCTGCGCGAAGATCTCCAGCAGGCTCGCCACCTCCATGAGCGCCAGCATCGTGGCAACGGCCACGTAGAGCGGCTGGAACCCGAGGTCGAGCCCGCCGAGCAGCAGGCCGTCGAGCACGACGGCCACCACGAGCAGCCCGAAGTTGCCCAGCTTGCGCACGATGCCCTGCCTGAGCTCGTGGCTGCAGAAGTCCCGCTGGATGAACCACGCGTTGGCGATGCCCATGAGCACGTCGAGCGCGGCGAGCAGGAAGAGCCCGACGGTGAGCGTCTGGGCCACGGGGTTGTCCCTGATCGGTGCCAGGAACACGTCGATGTACGGGGGAAGCATCGCTCCCCTCCCTCCCGGCCGCGCGGATTCCTGTATGCGACGCGCCCCTCCCGCGCGGCCAGCAAGGGAGGGGCGTGTCTATGACGAAGGGCCGGCATGTGGCTATGCCGTCCTCTTCCACATGTAGACCGCAAGGTATGGCGGCATGTTGTTGGATGTGCTGCTGAGCTGGGAGTCCGTCCCCGGGCTTGAGGCTGAGGTACTCGCCGTTCCTGACGCATACGACGAGCTGACGGATTTCGAGCTTGCGGTAGTTCCGCCGTTGACCCATGCGTTTCTTGACCCGGCGTAGCCCACGTCTTTCCATGCTCCGTTGTTGTAGAGCTGCATTGCCCCGCTGTCGGCTCCGCCAATGTCCCCGTAGTACGTGTTGTACCGCAGGCCGTACGTGTGGCTGTGGCTGTTCACCGTGTGGCTGTGGTTGAGGTTGACCGTCGCGGATCCGCCAGTCGTACCGCTGGCATACGTGTCACCAGACGCAAGGAGGAAGCGGTCCTTCAGTCGCTCCCACGTACCACCGAACAGGGTGGCAGGGTTCGTGCTGTTGATGCTCATGTAGATGGAGCCGACCGGATAGGCGGAAAGCGCGATGTTCCTCACGCTCATGCGCCTACCGCCAAACGCGTTATATCTGCCGGACGTAACGCCAGTCGTGTGCCCAGATGCCCACGAGCCAGATCTTCGTCGAACGCGGTGAGGTCACCATGAGCGTTCCGTAGTTCGCGCCGTCCGCACCTCCGTTGAAGTCGAAGCATACCGCGTAAAAGTCGTCCGGCTTCTCGGCCCCCGCGGCGTTCCACTTGGTGAGCAGCCCACCGCCTATGGTCCCGAACTTGTAGTAGCCGAAGTGGTTGATGCTCGACGTTGACGAGAGCGTTTCGATGAACGTTGTGGTCGTCGTGTCGTGCGAGTGATTGGCGGCTGCGTAGTTCCCGACGGGTTGGTACTTCGGGTTCAGGCGGGTTATCGCCATTCAGCGACACCCCCCCCCGAACCGCTACGCCGTGCGCTTCCAGACGTAGACCGCGAGGTATGGCGGCATGTTGTTGTGGGCGGCGCCGTTCGCTGCGGTCTGGCCGCCGGTGCTGCCCGCGTAGTCGTAGTTGACCATGCCCTGCCTCGTCACGCCTGCCGCGTCCGTGGTCGTGAGGCCCCATCGCGCGTTGCCCGCCGCGGTGTTCGTCACGATCGCGATGAAGTGCCCGTGGTTCATCGTGTGGCTGTGGTTCTTGGTCGCGGTCTCGTTGGGCGTCAGCGCGTGCGTCGCCTCGCCGCCGGTCCTGCCGGCGGCCTGAGACGCCCCCGACGAGCCGCCGTCCGTCGCCGCAAGCAGGAAGCGGCCCGAAATCCGCTCCCACGTCCCGCCGAACAGGGTCGCCGGGCTCGTGCCGCTCACGCTCATGTAGATGCTGCCCACCGGGTAGGCCGCGAGCGCCGCGTTCAGCCTCGTGGCCGCCACCTACGCCACCGCCCTCAGGCGGCGCGGATGAGCTTCCTGACCGTGGCGAAGGGCTGCATGTTCTGAGAGGACCCCCCCCCCGAATCCGAGACGGAGCCGGAGACGGATGGCAGGCTGGTCGGGTTGCCGGTCCTCCAGTCGGTCGAGTTCCTCAGCGGCGTGTTCGCGTAGTCGGCGCCGTTCGGAACCACGATTGCGCCGTAGCCGTGCTCCGCCGACCACCCGCCCTTGTCGTGCACCGTCCACGTGTCGCCAGCGTGCACGTGGTTCGGAAGCTTGAGCGTGTGGCCGTGGCCGTGCTTGTGCAACCGCTCGTCACCGCCCCTGCTCGCCAGCGCGTGGGCTGTGGCACCGCCCGCGTCCCCGGTTCCGGCGCCTATGGCGCAGCGGCCGCGCAGGTCGGGCACGTTGAACGTGGTACTCCCGTTCCCCGCGCCCCAGAGGGTGCCGATGGCGGCGAACAGGGCCGCATACGCGGATCGGCCCACGGCGCGCCCGTCGCACTCCAGGTAGCCCTCGGGCGTGGACGCGCCCGCGAAGTCGATGATGGTGCCGACGGGCACGTTGAGAAGCGCCACCGACATCAGGACACCTCCGCCCAGAGGGACTCGGTGCCGACCGCGCCCGGCTCCCACACGTTGCCGTCGACCAGCGACTCCCAGACCTTCCCGCCGTGCGCCACGCGGTCGCCACGCGCGTAGGGGTTCGTGCTGTCGGGCTGCTCCCACTCGCCCGGCTCGCCCGCGTCGGCCTCGGCGCTTCCCGCCTGGCCGGGCAGCACGCGCGCGAACAGGCTGGGCGCCGCGGGCGGCTCCCAGCCCTCCTGCGACACGTGGGCCTGCAGGCACGTGAACAGCTCGTCCCCCCAGCGCACGCGCCAGCCGGGCGCGTAGCTCTCGCCCGCCGCCCACGCGGGGAACTTCGACACCATGCGGCAGGCGTGCTCCGCGGGGATGTCCGCCATGTTGGCGAGGATGCCCGTGAGGATGGCGTCCGCCCTCGGGGCCGCGTACTGGCGGATGATGCCGGCCGCGTCGTCGTGGGCGCGCTGCGCCGCCTCGAGGGCGTCGACCTCCCACTGCTCCAGCTCGCGGACCGCGCCGCTCTCGTCTGTGATCTGCATGCAATTCTCCAATCTCACGATCCGTCGCAGAAGTAGTACGCCCCGTCCGAGAGGTCGAGCACGAAGCACGGGGTAACGGGCAGCTGGGTCTCGTCCTTCGCGCCGTTGTACGTCGGGAACGCGGAGTACACGAACGTGGGGTAGAACGGGCGGTCGAACACCCTCATGTCGAGCGAGCGCGGCCCGACCGAGAACCTCAGCCCGTCCAGCGGGAGCGTGTACGACTGGGGAGACAACCAGTAGTCGTCCCTGAAGCGCCTGCCCGCGTACTTTGAGGCCGACGAGACGTCCGAGAGTCCCTGCGCGGACCCGATCCGGCCCCACACCGAGATCTCGTCGTACTCGGAGGCGTCGTCCCAGCGGCTCACCACGTACGAGTCGTTGCTGAGTCCGATCCTCTCGGAGCTGCTTCCGAGGTGGGCCACGTACACCACCAGGCGCGGAGTCCCGTCGTCGCCGTTCAGGTAGTAGCCCTCGTCCGCGACGAGGCCGGTGAACGGCAGCGTGACGTTGCGGCGCCTGTCGTACGTGCCGAACCTGGCCGTGGGGGCGCATCCCATCGCGTTCGTGCAGCCGGTCGGGCAGTCCGTCTCGTACAGCTCGTAGTGGTCGTTGTCGCGCGGGTAGTCGCCGCACAGCGCCCACACGGGCCCGCACGTCCCGGTCGTCGGGTGCTCGAACCAGATCGAGCCGACCCATCCCACCGTCTCCCCCGCTCCGTTGCCCACGAAGAGCTCGGCCTCGTCGTCCTCCTCTTTGCGCTGCATGCCCGCCACGATCTCGCCGCCCCGCCACACGTACATGCCGTCCGACTCGAGCGTGACGTGCCCGAGGTCGGCGAGGCCTATCCGCATCTTCACGATCTGGCCGTCGACCCACGCCCTGAGCATCGACACGCCGCCCTTCAGCAGCTCCAGCGCGTCGCGGATGGACCAGCCGGTCGTGGCGTCCCCGTCGGGGTGGACCATGACGCCGTCTCCAAGCTCGGTTATGAAGCTGGTGGCCGTGGCCTTCGCGGCCTGCGCCTCGTTGTAGGCGACCTTGGCCGCCTCGTATGAGGACGAGAGGGTGACGGGGCCCCAGTCGCACGTGCCGTCGCCCCACACGAGCTGCTCGCAGCGCCAGACGTAGTTAGAGAGGTCCGCGGACCCCGACACCGTCGGCTCGGCGAGCGTCCAGCCCGACGGCGTGGCGGACGCGCTGGAGGTGTTCGGCGCGGACGGAGCGACGGAGGACACCTGCGTGCGATACCACGCCCTCACGGCCGTAGCGTCGGTGCGGTCGGTGACCGTGACCTCGGCGGATGCCCTGGTGGCCACGGCCTAGCCCTCCAGCCTTGCGCAGTAGACCGCCTTCGAGTCCACGTCCGACGCGGACACGGCGAGCGTGAGGCCGTCCTTGCCGGTCAGGTAGGTTCCGTCCTTGTACCACTTCACCGCCATGCCGCTCGGAACGGTCGCCAGCTCGGCGCCGGCCTGGAAGACGTGGCAGGTGAGCGTCGTCGTGCCGGCGTTGTTCCTGAACACCGTGCCCGCGCTCGACGTGATCGAGAGCGTGTATGGGTCGTCGCCCCTCGCGCCCTTGACGTTGTTGACGTAGACCCACTTGGCCGTTGACGCGTTGCCCGCGGTCGTGCAGCGGTAGGTGTTGTAGGTGCTCGTGTTCAGGTACATGTCACCCACGACCGCGCTCGAAATCCCAGAGCCGCTGAATACGGTGGCCGTGGAGCTTGTGCCCGTGATACCTGTGCCGCTGTACCACCTGCCGCCCGCCGTCCCGGTGGCGCCCACCTTGCCCGCGACCGCGTAGGTCACCGCCGTCGCGCCGTCGCTGTAGGTGATGGTCGTCTTCGTCCACACGTAGTTGCTCGTGTCCGGCGCGAGTGGCGAGTCTGACCACGTCCCGGTCGGGACCGTAGAGCCGTTGGTGGACTTCTGGTACTGTGTCGTGGTGCCGGTGACGGTCGGGCTCGTGCCGTTGCTTCCGGGGCTGCCCGTGGCGCCCACCTTGCCGCCGACTGAGTATGTGACGGTGCTTGACCCGTCGCTGAACGTGGTCGTGGTCCTCGTCCACGCGTACTCGGTGGTGGTCGGCGCGACGGGCGTGGTGCCCCACCCGCTCGAGGGCGGGGTGGTGCCGCTCGTGGACTTCGCGTAGGCGTAGGCCGTGCCCGACACGGTGATGTTGTCCCCCTTGGCCCCCTTGAGCGCGATGCCGTAGCTGAACACCTTCTCGACGGTGACCGCGTCCGAGCCACTTCCGATGACCACGGGGATGGTCACCGTGCCGCCAGCCGTGGCGTTCGCCCCCACGACGATCGTGACCAGCGGCCACGTGGCGTAGTCGCCGGAGCTGTTGACGCTCACCGTGACGTTGGTGGCGTCCGACCGCACGCAGTCTGCGGCCGTGACCGAGCACGCCACCGGGTCGGCACCCTGGAACGCCTGCGGGCGCGTGGTTGCCGTGCCGGCCGTTCCCATCTTGGTGTCCGACGTCGCCTTGAATGACGAGGCCTCGTTGGTGAGCGTGACGGAGTACGCGTCCGACACGTCGTAGACGGAGACCTCCGCCGTGTGCTTTACCGCCATTTCATCCTCCTAGCAAATGAGCGAGCAGGTGATTACCGCCTGCGTGTCTATGTCTCCCGGGCTGACCAGCAGCCCGAACCCGTCCATCACTATGCGCGGGTCCGTGGACGGCAGCACGTGGTCCGCGTCCGTCACGACGTCGCGCCACCCCCACTGCAGGTAGGCACCAGCGCCGAACCGCCTTCGCAGCTCCGCAGAGTCGTCGATTCTCCCGCCCGGGGTGAATATGGTCGCCACGATGGTGGTGGACACCCCGACGTTGCGCTTGAACACCGTGCCGTTGGTTGAGCTGAGCGTGACTATGGGCACATCGTTGGCCGCCTGCACGGCGCTCGCCGCATCGCTCGATGCCCGGGCGACGTCACCGATCAGCTCGCTGAGCGTCATGCCCGTGCCGACCTCGACGGAGCCGCTGATGACGAGTCGAGCGCCGGCACTCTGGGTCGCAGGAGTAAACAGGATGTAGGACGTCTCGTTGCCGATGTACTGCCTACGCGTTGAGCTGAATGAGACGTTCTCACCAAACGTGGATACGAGCAGTCCGTCGCCGTCGTAGACGTACAGCCCGTCGTTTGCAAGCAGCACCTTGTAGTTCGTACCCAGTCGGGCTCTCGCGTCGGCGGTCGACTCTCCGCCGGCTGGCGTGACGCTCCCCGCGTTGATTCCGTTTGGCAACAACCAGAGACCGCGAGACGTAACGGCCATATGGCTCAGGATGAATTCCTGCATCGCCTCGTCGACAGTCATCTCGAAATATGTCGAAAGCTCCGAGGCGGTGGGCTGCACAACGGGAAGGTAGTCGCCCGTTGATTCGTCATACGTGAAATATACCTTGCCGTCCACAATCGAGGAGTCCTGCGTTGTTACGAAGCTCCCATGCTGCGACGCCCATGCGAGCACCCCGATGACGTCGTCGACAACGCTGAGCTGGTCGAGCGATGCGTTGGCGTAGGCGTTGGCCTCGTTTGCGGACGTTTGGGCGGCATCAGCGCGAGATCGCGCGTCAGCAGCACTGTCTTGAGCGTCGTTTGCCGCGCTATGCGCTGCGATGGCCTCGGCGTATGCGAAGTTCGCGCTGGTCTGCGCCGCAGAGGCCGCACCGGCTGCTGTGTCAGCACTGTCTTGGGCGTCGTTTGCCGCGCTATGCGCTGCGATGGCCTCGGCGTATGCGAAGTTCGCGCTGGTCTGCGCCGACTCCGCGCTCGCCTGGGCGACCGACGCGGCGCGCGCGGCGGAGTCGGCGGACTCGTACGCGCGCGCCGCGTACGCCTCCGCGCCCTCGGCGGCGGCCCTGGCGGACTCCGCCGTCTGCCGCACGGGCGCGACGGCCCCCTCGACGGCGGCGGAGCCGACCGCCGGGCTGGTCGAGTTGCCGACGATCACGAGCCTGCCGCCCTCGACGCGGACCTCCACGGCGTCGCCCGCGGCCACGTCGGCGTAGCGGCGCGCGACCGGGGTGTCCGAGACGGCACCCGGGAGGCGCACCCACGCGACGTCCTCCCGGTCCACGCGCACGACCGTCGCGGGCATCGACGTGACGCGCGGCGCGTCGTCGGACGAGAGCACGTCCGCGAGCTCCCTCATGCCGTCCTGCTCCACGACCTCACCTCCCTCGCCGCCGTCTCCTCGACGGTCACCCCACGCCCGCACGTGAGCGTCTGCGCGCTCACCCGCAGGTCCCCCTCGATGCCGACCGACGAGAGCGAGCCGCGCACGACGCTGCCGGGCAGCACGCCCGGCCACCACTCGCGCACGTAGGTCCTCTCGTCCATGAGCGTGGACTCCTCCTCGAGCCTGCGCCTGCAGTACGCGGCGAGCGTCTCGCCGCCCACCCGCTTTGGGCTCGTGTCCATCACGTCGTGGCGGTAGCCGCGCGAGACGGTGGACGTGACGCTGCCGGGGTCGTCGTTGACGGCCTCGGCCACCTCCGCGCCGTCCACTGCCACGTAGCGGTTCGGCACCGCGGTCCAGTCGAGCCGGTGCCGGACGCCCGGAGAGAGCAGTCGCGCCCTCGCCTGGTCGAGCACGAGCGCCGGGTCCGTCGGCAGCGGCAGGACGCGCACGGTGCCGTCCCCCTCCACCTGCAGCGTGTGGCCGCCCGCGCGCAGCACCGACCACACGGCCTCGAGCACGGTGGAGCCGAGGTCGAACACGACGTGCTGGTCGACGCTGAACCCGCCCGACGCCTCGACCGGGGCGGCCACGGCGCCGGAGAGCATGGAGGCCGCCCACGCGACCCCGTCGCAGCCCCTCGGGGCGTACGTGCCGGCGTCGAGCCTCGCCGTGGCGGCGGGCATGAGCACCGACCGGCAGGTCAGCTCCACCTCGTCCACGCCGCGGCTCACGGTGCCGCCGGTGGCCGCGCACAGCATGGTGGCCACGTCCACGCGCTCGGAGACGCCGTCCTGCGTCGCCACCAGCACCACGCGCAGGTAGCGCTCCGGCATCTCCGCCCCGGGCTCGGCGTCCACGCGGACGCTGCCGCTCTCCAGCGTGGGCGCCGACCCGGAGCACTCGCGCGACACCGTGACCGACCGAAGTCCCTCCACGGGCGCGCCGTCGGCCCACGTCGAGCGCTTGACCTCGTAGGCGCGCCAGTGGCACGAGTAGCCGCGCGTCCAGTCGACGCCCGCCATCAGCCGCCCACCTCCCCCTCGTCCTCGATCTCGCCGTCGTCGGGCGCCGTGGCCCACCACTGCGGGCCGGGCGCGACCTCGGTGGCGTCGAGCGAGACGGCCAGCGCGGAGCTGCCGTACGACGCCGCCATGCCGCCCACCTCCACGTCGGCGGCGTACGCGCACCCGTCGGGCGTGCGCACGAAGCACTGGCCGGCGTGCCTCGCCAGCTCTCGCAGCGCGACGGCAGCGGCGGCGCCCTCCACCCGGATCAGGTCCGTCGAGAGGCTGCCGCGCCTGGTCGCGCCCTCGTTCCAGTAGCCCTCCTCGGTGCCGTCGAGGTGCCGGCGCGACTCGAAGTCCTTGGACCACGCGTCGGAGACGGCGAGGTTGTACGGCAGCTCCACGTACGAGGTCCCGAAGTCGATCCGCAGCTCGTCTGCGTCGAGCTCGTAGGGGTAGTCGTCCCAGTCGACGTCCCCGTCCGGGGTCCGGCACGCCACGCGGTAGGCGAGCGCGCCCCCTCCGTACGGGGCGTAGGGGTCCGTGACGGTGGTGCCCGGGGGGACGTCCGCGGCGATCTGGTACGGGCCGTCGCTGGTCACCCTGTACACGTCGTACACGTCGCCGGCCGCCATGCCGTCCGAGGCCGCGAGCGCCACGTCGCACGTGATGGCGCGGTTCCCGTCCTCGTCCGTCGCGTCCGACGGCGTGACCGCGATCGAATCCCCCGGCGCGGGCGCCTGGTGCGCCCACGCGACCTCGGTCTCGGCGAGCACCTCGGCGGAGCGCAGGCCCGTCTCCTCGTCGGTCGCCGACACCGACACCGTGTACCGCGCTCGGTCCCAGAGGTCGAGGCCCGCCGGGGCCGTGACCGTGGTCGCGAGCGCGCCCCCGTCCTCGTCCCACTCGGGGGCGAGCTGCTCCGACCACACGCAGTCGCCGGCGGGCTGCGTCCTCGTGCCGCCGGGCAGGTCGCCCTGCACGCCCTGCGAGGTGATCACCACCGAGAGCGTCGCGGCGGTCGAGCACGACACCGCGAACGAGACCGGCTGCGCCGTGAGCGTCGGCGCAAGGTCGACCGACACGACCGGCGGGTCGGCGAGCCTGACCTCGCACGCCTCGGACGAGACCCACGCGCCGCCCGTGGAGACCGACACGGCGAGCTCCACGGACTCGGAGGAGCCAGCCAGCTCGCCGACGCGGTCGGCGTCGAGCACGCAGGACCCGAGCGCGTCCGAGCCGCTCGCCACCACGACGTCGCCGCTCGACACCTTCCACCCGGTCTGCGTCGAGCCGCCGTCGAACGTCCACGAGAGCTCGATCGCGGAGCCGCGCGGGACGAACGCGGGCGCGACGAGCGACACCGAGGACGGCGCCGTGGTCGGCAGCACGTCGAGCGTCTTGGACCACGGGCCGTAGCTCTCGTTGTCCCCCGTCATGTGCCTGCGCGCGCGGGCGAAGTACTTCGTTCCCTCCTTCAGCCCCGCGATGTGGACGGTGGCGCTCTTGTTGTATCGAACGCCGCCGACGGTGGCCGGGCCGTCGTCCCACTCGAACTCGTAGTCCTCCGGGCCCTCGGTGGACCGCCACGCGTTCTCGTCCTCCGACCACGTGAGCTGCGTGAGGTTCGAGTCGTCGGTGCCGTCCCTGTCCCACGCCATGACCGCCACGGCGCTGCGCCCGTCGGCCCCCGGCGTGAGCGACGCGAGCTCCACCGCGTCGTCGGCCGCCGTGGGCAGCGGGGTCTCCAGGCTCTGCACCCTCGCGGGCGCCGTGTAGCGGTAGAACAGCGCCTCGTGCTGGTTCCACGTCTTGAGCCGCACCCACGTGTACCTGCCGGGGTCCGGGATGAGGTCGGCCACGCCGACGGAGAGCGCCGAGCACTGGTCGTTGTCGACGATGTTGGTGTTCTCCCACCCGGCGTTCGCGGGGATGGCCTCGGCGCTCCGGTAGGTCGACGACACCAGCTTCTGCAGGCGCACGCCGGTCACGGGCTGCCACCACTGGCTGTTCGTGGAGATCCGCACCGTCACCTTGTCGCGCACGTCCTTGCTCCGCGCGTCCACGCCGTGGATGGTGGCGAGCGCGGGGTAGCTCACCGTGATCTGCTGCTGCGGCCACCACGAGTCGCCTGCGTACCCGCGCGCGCACGCCTTCACGGTCACCTGCACGTACTGGCCGTACGCGAGCGTCATGCGGTCGGGCACGTCCTGGCTCACGGTCACCTCGGTGGCCGTCGTGGTCCAGTCCTGCGCCACCCACGTGCCGCGCCGCGAGTCGGTCACGATCACCTGCACGCGCGTGTCGTGGCGCTCGGCGTACTCGTTGCCCGGGTCGGTCTTGACCGTGCAGCTCACCACGCCCGTGTCGGCGTTCTGCGAGAGCGCGCTGACGGTCGGCGCCGCCGGTGGCCCGAACTGGCGCGTGGCCTCGGCCCACGGCCCCTTGCCCTTGCTGTTGGTGCCGCGCACCGAGACCTTGACGAAGTTCAGCCTGTCCCCGGAGAGCGGGTAGAAGCTCGCCCTCGTGAGGTTGCCGGACCCGCAGGGGAACCAGTTGAGGTCCTTGGAGTTGCTCGTCATCCCCTCGTTGCCGGTGTGGCCGGAGTAGACGCGGTTGCCCCCCGAGGTGCCGATGGTCCACGTGACGTCGAGCCCGCCGAACCGCTTGTTGCTCTTGCCGTTGGTCGCGCCCGAGGGGACCTTCCACTTGGCGGTCATCTTGTGGGAGCCGCCGCCCTCCCGCGTCGGCGCGCCGAGCGAGGTCACCTTCGCCGTCGGCTTCTTCGTCACCCTGACGTTCGCCATGCCTACCCCCTTGCCATCCTGATGCGCCCGAGCTCGCGCGCTATGTCGCGCGCCATCTCGTTCGCGTCCGACCCCGCGTCGTAGTTGAGGTTGACCACCACGCTCGTGCCCTGCCCCCCGGCGCGCTCGGCGAGCCCCTCGGCCACCATGTCGACGAACGGCTTGGCGTAGCGCTTGTTGGTGAGCGGGATCACGCTCGACCCGCCCGAGTCGTTGTTGAGCACGACCTCGTCGCCGTCCTCGCCCACCAGCCCCCAGTTGGTGTAGGTGGGTCCGGTGGCGAAGTAGCCCGAGGCGTGGCGCGGGATCACGTGCCCGCCGTCGGCCTTCGAGACGTGCTGGTCGACGTGGACCGTCACGACCTCGACGCTCTTGCTGTACAGCGAGTTGATGGCCGACACCGCGTTCCAGATCGCGCTCGCCGCCGAGTTGGCGTTGGTGCCCACCGTCGCCTCGACGCTCTTGCTCGACATGGAGCGCATCGCGCCGTTGAGGTCGTTGACCCGCGCGGTCGGCTGCCCGGTCACCACGTTGCCGCTGACCGTGGCGCTCGCGCTCTTCCGGGTGAGGCTGGTGCCGTTCCACTCGAACACGGCGCCCGTGGAGTCCGTCAGCTCGACGTAGTCGACGGCCACGGTGCCCTGCTTGTCGGAGAGCCCCTGCTCGTTGTAGGTGTAGATGTGGCCCTGCGCGTCCATGAGGGGCGCGTCGTTCACCACGACCTGCCCGTCCTTCTCCTCGACGGGCGTGGCGTTGTACATCGCGAGCGAGCCTACCATGAGGTCGACGTTGCCCTGGCAACTCTCCGCGAGCGCGGCGAGGCTGTCCGAGCCCACGGCCCTGAGCGTGTCGGTCGACACGCCCGCGTCGTAGAGCTTCGCAGACAGCTCGTCGAGGCTCGCGCCCGTGGTCGCCTGCGCCGTCTCGGCGCTCACGCCCAGCTCGCCGAGCGCCTCGGCCACGTCGCGCGCGCCCTGGCTCGCCACCGCGGCCGAGGTCGCGGCCTTGTCGAAGGCCACGTCCACGCCCATCGAGTCCAGCGCCGAGACCACCGAGGCCGCCGTGCCGTCGAAGCTCGACGCGAGGTTGGTGAGCTCGAACGACGAGAGGTTCGAGATCTTCTCCGCGTTGCCGTCCACGTCGCCGCCGAGGTCGCGCAGCACGGCGGCGAACCCGGACGCGGAGGCGCCCTGCCGCTGGAAGACGGACTCCAGCAGCGTGCCCGCCGACGTGATGCGGGAGTACGCGTCGGATGCCGCCTGCGCCTCGGACGCGCCCTCGCCGAGGGCCCTGCTGTACCTGCCCACGGCGTCGCCCGACGCCTTCAGGTGCTCCTCGGCCTGCGCCATCGCGTCGGTGAGCCTCATCTGCTCGCCGCCGACGTCGACCGTGGTGCTCGCCGCGTCCGAGAGCGCCGCGTTGTAGGCGAACTGCTCGGCCGTGACGCCCCGCAGCTCGAACTCGCCGGCCTTCGCCCGGTCGAGGTACCTGCCGTAGATCTCGTTGAACCGGCCCTGGGCGTCGGCCACCTCGTTCTGGGCGTCGGCCTGCGCCTTGAAGGCCTCCTTGAGGTTCTCCTCGTTGGCGGACTGCCGCGCGGCGTCGATGCGGGCCTGCGCCAGCTCCCTCACCCTGTCGGTGAGGCTCTGCACGTTGCCCTCCTGGTCCTTGTACTTGCCCGCGATGGCGTCCTCGATGGAGAGGCTCTCGCCCGTGGCGTCGTTGTACTGGCGCACGGCCCACTCGAGCCGCCCCCGCGCCTCCGCCGAGAGGTCGGTCGCGCCCACCGAGTCGAGCAGGGTGTCGCGCACCATGGTCCACGTGGCGATCTCCTCGCCCGCCGACTTGTTGTTGGCCTCGATCGCGTCGGCGTGGTCGCGCCAGCGGGACGTCATGTCCTGGAGCCAGTCCGTGGTGTCGCGGGCGACCGCGCCCACGTTTCCGAGGCTGCCGCCGTACTCGTCGAGCGCGTCCGAGCGCGAGACCGCGTCGGCGAAGCCCGCGATGGCGGCGCGCCCGTCCTCGGCGGCCTGCCGCAGCCCCTCCTGGTGCTGCACGAGCAGCGCGATCCCGGCCGCGGCGGCGCCCACGCCGAGCACCATGGGGCCCGTTATCGCGCCCGCGAGGCCCTCGACCCCGGCTGATGCCGCCAGCAGCCCGTGGGAGAGCCCGGTCTCGCCCGCGGCCTCCGCAGCGCCGAGCAGGCCCTTGGCCATCGTCCCGAGGCCAGTGTTCAGCATCCCGGCCACGCCGTTCGCGCGCTCCATGACGCCGGCCGCGCCCGCGGCCACGCTCTGGAACAGCCCCTGCGCGCCGGTCACCGCGCCCATGCCCACCTTGAGGCTCGCGAGGAGCGGCAGCATCGGCGCCACGCCCTCCACGACCCGCGCGGCCACGGGGGCGATCCTGCCGACCACGTCGAGCACGGTCCTGGCCACCGGTGCCAGGCCCTTCACGCCCGCCACCACCGCGTCGAACGCGCGCGCCATCGACGGTGCCGCGTCGCCCACGACGTCCATGGCGTCGTGGAACACCGACGAGACCACGGGGCCGACCTCGGCGGCGCCCGCCTTGATGCGCTCCCACGCGCCCTCCACGACGGGCACGACGTCGGGCATCTCGGAGGCCACGTCCTTGAACGCGCCGGCGATGCCGTCCTTCACGTCGTTCATGGCGCCCGCGAGGCGCTCCTGCCCGAACGCGTCGAGCACGCCGGCCACGCCCTTGGTGACGGCGTTCTGCATGTTGGCGAACGCCGTGCCGATGCCGCCCTGCGCGGCCTGCGCGGCCTCCTCGAACGTCTCGCGCATGCCGGCGAACTTCTCGATGAACTCGTCCATGCCGAGCGAGCCCCACTCGAAGGGGCCGTCGTACTCGCTCGCCTTGCCGCCCCCGAGCGCCGCGTAGAGGTCGTCGGCGGTGGCCGTGGCGCCGAGCATCTCCTTGGCGAGCTGGTTGAGCTGGCCGGGTGCCGCCTGGATGAGCGACTTCCAGTCCTGCAGCTCGGGCTTGCCCTTGGAGACCATCTGCCGGAACTGCTCCATGGCCGCGTTCACGACCGTCTGGCTCTGGCCGCCCGCGAGCAGCATGGAGTTGAGCGCGAGCCCCGCGTCGGTCACGGTCGACAGGCTCGTGCCGTACTTCTGCGTGGCGGCGAACAGGCCTTGCACGGTCGTGGCCATGTCGTCGAGCCTGGTGGGGACGTTCGCCAGCGCGTCGCTCATCGTCTGGATCGACCTGTTGGCGTCCTCGGTCTCCACGCCCAGCGACTGCATGATGCGCGGGTAGTTGTTCAGCGTGTCCACGCGGCTCGCCGCCGCGCCCAGGCTGTCGGTCACCACGGCGATGGCCTTGGAGGCCACGGCGCTCCACGCGCCGATGCTCGCTCCGCTGGCGAACCCTCCCATGAACCCGGAGCCGGCGCTCTTGCCCAGCCCCGAGACGTTGGCCTTGGAAATCTCCCCGTTGATGGCGCTGGCGAGCCCGCCGACCACCTTGGGGACGATGTTGAGCGTCGCGCTCCCGATCACGGCCATGCGCTCACGCCTCCTCCCAGTCTCCGTCCTCCACCTGCGCCCTCGCCGCCCGCGCGCGGCCCGCGGCCACCTCGCGCGCCCACGCGTCCCTGGGCCGCACCACCCTGGGCGGCTCGTCGGCCTTGTACGCGCCGAGCGCCCACGCGACCACCATCAGCGCGTCCACCACGTCGGCCGAGCGGTGGCGCTCGTCGGGCCACGACCCGAGCGGGTCGGTCGCCGCGACGTAGCGTGAGCCGGGCGGCAGGGTCCTCACGAGGTCGATGGCCTCGTCGGTCGGCACGTCGTCGTACGACACGTGGTAGACGCGCCTGAAGTCGTGGCGCAGCTCCCGCAGGTGGCCCGACTCCAGGCGCGAGAGCGTCAGAAGTTTTTTAGTTCGGGGCTCCTCACGACCGTCGCGAAGGCGAGCGCCATGGCCTCGACGTCGACCGCGCCGTCCTCGTCGGTGCACAGCTCGACCACCTTGTCCCGCTGCTCCTCCCCGAGCAGCGCCTCCATGAGCGCCGACGCCTGCTCGTCGGTGAGCGGGCCGCCGTTGAGCAGGTCGGTCACGCGCTTGTCGTGCATCGCCCGCACCGGGACCCTGAGCGTCGTGCCGAGCACGTCGATCTCGGCGACGCGGGCGCGGCGCTCCTCGATGAGCGCCACCTTGTCCTCCCTCGCCTTCCTGCCCGACACGTCGATCCCGCACAGCCTGCCGTACTGGTCGAGCTGCTCGAGCGACATCCCCATGAGTACCTCGTACCTCATCGTGCCCTCCGTTTCCGCGACTGGGTGTCCGTAGCGAGACGCACGCGGGGCCGGTGCCCGCGTGCGCCGCGTCTTCGGACGCCCGACCCCGCTACTCGCCGTTGCCCTCGCCGTTGCCCTCGCCGTTGCCCTCGCCGTCGCTGGCCGCGGCGGAGGCCCTCTTGGCGCGGTACACGTACGAGAGCGCGCCGTTCTCGTCGGCCGCCGCCGTGAAGGTCATGCCGTACACGAGCAGCGAGCCCTTCTGGTGGGCCTGGTCGTCGATGGAGTCGATCTTGGCGCGCGGGAACACCGTGCGCTGCTTGACCCCGTTGGAGAGCAGCTCGTCGAAGATGAGCGGGAGGTAGCGGTTCGGCACGGAGACGTGCTTCATCTCCGACACGAAGCCGTCCTCGTCGATGGTGACGTTCTCGTCGCCGTAGCGAACGCGCAGCACGGAGGCGCGCGTCACCTCGAGGAACTCGGCCTTGAACGTGGCCTCCTCGTCGGCGATCTCGGAGAGCAGCACGTTGCCGTGGTAGCCCTTGAACTTGTTGACCGTCGTGGAGACGGACTGGCTCCATCCCTGGTCGGAGAGCTCGCCGAGGTTCTCCCACTTCGAGTCCACGCCCACGATGGACTCGGCGGCGGAGGTCGGCATCTCCACGTCCTCGTCGAACGACGTGTAGCAGCACCCGCCCTCGACGGGGCCGCCCGTGGTCACGTTGCGCGGGTTGATCGTGGTCTTGTTGTCGTCGGTGGCGTTCATGCGCACCTGCCTTTCACTGGTAGCTGTGTGTGACGAGGGTGTACGAGCCGAACCACCGCGGGGTGTCCGGCTGCGTCTGCGTGTCGGGGTCGCTGCGCAGCGACTCCTCCTCCACGCGGTCGACGCCGTCGAGGAAGGCCTCGTCGGAGCGGTTGAGCGCGTCCATGAGGTCGCCCACCCCGGCGGCGAGCTCGGAGGTGTCCCACTCGGACCCCCCGTATATGATCAGGTGCACGCCCGGGCGGTCGCGCAGGCCGTCGAGCCTGCCGCCCCCCGCCCTGCGCACCACGACGAGCCTCTCGGGTCTCGGGTCCGGCACGCGGGTGCGGACCTCGACGCCCGGCAGCGACGCGGCGAGGTAGGAGCGCACGTACGCCTCCACGTTGAGCCTTGCCATGCGCGCCTCCCTAGTGGTTGATCGAGTCGAGCGTGTGGTGGTACGCCTGGTCCACCCCGCCGAGGTGGCCGGCGGTCGAGACGTAGCCGACGGCGGTCATGCCCAGCACGTCGACCCCGCCCTCGTAGAGCCTGCCGTGCGGCCCGTGGAGGTGGCCGATGGCGTTGGCCTCGGCCTCCTTGGCCGAGGCGACGCCCGCGAGCGCCGACTGCATGCCCCCGGAGGTCCAGACCTCGGCGATGCCGCCCCGGTCGGGCCGGAAGTCGGAGACGGAGAACTCACCCATCGGTCCTGCCCACCTCCACGGTCATGTTCCACGGCGTCGGGCAGGGGATGGTGGGCCTCGGGTCCCCGGAGACCGCGAGCGCGGCCTCCGGGTCGTCGGGGTCCATGCCGTAGACGGGCTCCAGCAGCGTCACGCGGGCGTGCCGCAGCGGCGGCCCGTCGTATCCCTTGGGGAAGGCCAGCGTGTAGAGCACGCGCACGCCGTCGGGGCGCAGGTCGCTCGCGGAGTCGCCGCGCTGCATCTCCGGGGCGGCGCCGGGCCTCACGAGCACGCCCGGCACGTCGGCGTGCCCCCACGCCCACGTCGGCTCGTCCATGGGGTCCCTGCCCGCCTCCGAGCGCGCCCAGACGCGCACCGTCTGCGTGAGCGCCATCAGCGCGCCCCCGGGTAGACGAAGCCCCAGCGCTGCCCGCGCCCGAGCAGGCGCTTGAGCCGCGAGAGCGAGCGCGAGTCGAACCACGCCGATCCCGTCGAGTTCGAGAGCGTGAGCGACCCGGAGAACCCGTTGGCCGTGAAGCTGGCCTGCCGCGCGCCCATGAGGCTGCCGTCGATGCCCTCCAGCGAGGGCGGCACGAGCGCCTTGCGCGCGGCGTCGGTCACGAGCTTGCGGGCCAGAATGCCCGCGTCTCCGGGCAGGGCGCCCGAGTCTGGGATGCCGCACTCGGCGCGCAGCTCGGCGGAGAGGTCCTCGACCATGGCCTCCACCTGCTCCCTCGGGGAGGCCGCGTCGCCGGTGGCGGTCAGGTACTGCTCGTACGTCGCGTAGCTGGTAGCCATCGCCGCCCCCTACTCCCCCAGCAGCGCGAGCAGCTGGGCCTTGGTGGCCTTCCTCGGCGCCTTGGCCCCGCGCTCGTCGCACAGCTCGCGGAGCCGCGCGACGGTGAGGCCGGCGAGGTCCCCGACCTTCTCGTCGCCGGCGGCCTCGGGCGGCCATGTGGCGCCTGGCACCAGCCTTGCTCCTTGGAAGATCGACATGCTAGGCCCTCTCTAGCGTGAGCCCCGACAGGTCGTAGGTCTGGTGCGTTACGTGCGTGCCGTCCGCGTTGGAGGTCTCGACGACGAACCACTGCTGGTTCTTGTCGGTGATCTTGAAGACGCCGTCCATGTCGGAGTCGAGCTCCTGCAGGCCGGAGCCCTGGGACGGATTCAGACCCACGCGGTACTTCGTGGCGCCTGCCTCGGTGTCGTCGGAGTCCGCCGTGAACTTGAGCGCGATGAAGTTGCCCGGGCCCCAGTCGGTCGCGAGCGCTCCGCTGTTCACGTACTTGAGCGTGCCGGTGATCTTGCCATCGGCTACGGTGATGCCGCTTTGGAGGCTAGAAACGCTGTGCCCCCAGTAAGGCCCTCCCGTTGCGGCTGCTACGGTCGGGCCTACGAAGGGTTTGCGTCGATGGTGACGACGGCGATGCCGTCGAGGTACTCGGCGAAGAGCCGCATGCCCATGAGGGCGTAGGAGTTGCCCACGGCGTGGTCGTAGTCGCCCGACGCGTGGAAGCCGATGAGGTTGGTCTCGCCCATCACGGTGTAGTCGAGGCCGAGCTGCGCGAAGCTGGAGTCGCTCGGGTCGACGTAGTAGAGGTCGATGTTGTCCTGCACGGTGGCGATGACCTTGCCCTGCGGGATGTCGGAGGTCACGACCATCGTCTTGGCCCCGAGGAAGTTCTCGAGGTACTCGACGCCGCTGGACGTCTGCGTGGAGATGGCCGCCCCGCCGAGGTAGCGGTAGAGGTCGAGGGTGTTGACGAACACGACCACCTGCCCGGCGCCGCGGTGCATGGTCTTCCACTTGTCGCGCACGCGGCCCACGGCCATGGCGACGGCCATCTGGAAGGTGGCCTCGGTGCTGGTGAGGGTGCCGGTCTGCGCGAAGGCGTAGAACCGCGTCATCACCAGGGTCTGCAGCTCGTCGAGGAAGGCCTCGTCGGACTTCTCCACGGCGAGCTCGGCGCCGTACTTCTCGACGGCCTCAAGCGTCGTGGAGGTCTTGAACTTCTCGACGGTGAGGTCCTCCTTGCTCGCCGGCACGTAGGTGACCGCGGAGAGGTTGATGGCCTCGCCCTCGCCCACGGACTCGGCGAGGGTCACGCTCGCCTTGACGGAGGTGAGGGTCGTGCCCGGCGCCTTGCGGATGGGCCTCGTGATGCCGAGGATCTGGCGCAGGGCCTCCCAGTTGCGGTCGAACCTGGTCACGAAGTCGATCTCGCGGGGACGCAGGCCCGCGGTGCCCATGGCCGCCGCGGTGTTGGTGTTGGTCGGTGCTGGCATGTTCCGCCCCTTTCTGCTGGCGTTGCTACTCGAACAGGGAGATGTTCTCGGCGATGAGGCGCTGGCGCCGCTGCGTGTCCGCCTCGGCCATGATCTGCTCCCTCGTGATCGGCGTCGGGTTCGCCCCGCCGCCCTTGTCCTCGGGGTACGCCGGCGGCTGCGGCGCCTGCGCGCCCGCGTATGCCCTCACGGCCTCGGCGCTCGCGGCGAGCTCCTCCTCGGTCTCGCCCTTGAGCAGCGAGCCGGGGACGCCCGTGTCGGCGCTCACCTTGTCCACGAGGTCGCGGTGCGCGATGGCGGCCTCCAGCTCGGCGACCCTCGCGGCCGCGTCGTCGCGAGCCTTGGCCACCTCGTCGTAGTCCGCCCACGCCTCGGCGCGCGCCTTGTACTCCTCGTACCCCTCGAACTTGGAGCGCGCCTTCCTGCGGGCCTCGCCGACGAGGCGGTTGACCTCGCCCTGCTCGACGTAGCCGCCCAGCAGCTCGTCGACCTCGGCCTGCGTGTAGGTGCGCTCCTGGCCTCCAGACTGGGCAGCTGCTCCAGTCTGGGACGTGCCCTCCCCGGAGGGAGTCGTGGTGGTGCCCTGCCCGTTGGCAGTGTTGTCGTTGGCCATGGTGGCCTCCTTCCCGGCTGCGCCGGTATCCCGCCGCTTTCCGCCGGCGGGGCGCGTGGCGCACGATCTGCGGCTCGTGCGGGCCGGATATGAATAGAGCCGCTCGCGCGGCCCGATTCGTCTCTTTGGTTGGCTTGCCGCTTCCGGCTACTTGACCTCGGCGCCCATGCATGCGGCCAGCTCGTGCTGCATGCGCGCGCCGACGCCGAGGTAGGCCACGTCTGCGGTGATGCCGCGGCCGTCGAGGCCGTTGGTGAGCACGAGGCGCACCACGGAGTTGCCTATGTCCACGCGCCTGTCGCGGCGCGGGCTCACCACGTTGCGCGCCCCCAGCCTTCGGGCCGTGGCCGCGATGGCCTTCTTGTGCTCGTCGACCTGCCTCTGGCACGCGCAGAAGACGACGACCTGCCTTCCCGCGATCGCGTCCTTGGCTATCTCCTCGTATGGCATTTCACTTGTCATGCGTACCCTTTCCCTGTTTTGGCAGCCCTGGGAGTATCGAAATCCCGTCCTCGGCTTTGGAGGCTCTGGATCGGCGATCGGTGTTCACCTTTCCTCCTGCCGTTGAACGAGCGCGAGATTGTGGGTATACTGTCCTTGAGCAACCGAACGCTGGCCGATAATAAAGGCGGGCCTTGAGGTTGCTCTTTTTTCTTATTTGGCAATTGTCACGACTGAGTCTTGTTGGACTACGTAGACCCTGACAAGCTGACCACGATTCACCTTTGCCTGTGCGAAGCCCATACATCGATGAGCACCTTCATCGATTCGTAGCGTACTGAGTATCGCAATGCCGTCTTCCTGCCCGCGGTTGCGGCACTGATCGGCTGCGTAGGTCAGACGCTCACTCACGCGTTTAATACTGTGCGGCGTCTTGATATCGATGTACTTACCATCAACGAGCAGGTCGGGGTTGCCCTTCCTCCTGCGCCGGTCCGTGCTGAGGAACTGCGCCGCCTCGAAGTGCCCGCGCATGCGCGTCGCCGCCCAGATCTCGTCGCCGTCCGGGATTGCGCTGTATAGCTTCGGGCCGAGGGCAAACTCGCCGGTTATTTCCATCCCATATATCTTCCCGATGTCGGAGAGCAGGGACCCGATCGCCTCGTCGTATCGCTCCTGCGTGAGCTTCTTGAGGAACCACTCCCTATGGGCGCTCATGCTGGCGTCGAATGCGTCCGCCAGCCTTCTCGCCCCCTCGGCGTCAAAGTGACTCTTCGCGTCCGCCTTCGCCAGTGCGTACATGCGGGAGTCTAGCCTGCCGCGCTCCACCCTCGCGTCCATGGCCCTCGCGACCTCGCCGGTCCTATACGCGTCGTAGGCCGATCGTCCCTTGCGCCTGTACTTCGCCTGCTCCTCCGGCGGGAGCGCGTCCCACCTCGCCTGTATCGCCTCCTCGCCGCCGGCGTCGGCTATGCCCTCCCTGTACCGCGCGCGCAGCGCGTCCGGGTCGTAGCCCGCGAGCGACGGGTCGTCGCGGTCGAAGTCGACCGCCACCGAGCACTTGCAGTGGTCATGACGCTGCGCGTTGACGGATCGCTCCGAGTACGCCCAGCCGTTGGAGGCGACCATGACGCACCAGCCGCACGCGCCGGGGTGCGGCACCACGGCCCACCTGCCCTTGGCCGGATCGCGTCTCACGTTGTAGCCGATCGTCTCGTCGGCACGCTGCATGACGCGCTTAGACGCCTTGCCCGGCAGCCTCGCCACGGTCATGCCGTGCCCTCCGGTGAGCGCCTCGCCCACGTCCTCCATGGCCCACTGCTCCGGTATCGGCTGCGCAGCCTGCGCGACGTAGTCGCTGGAGTCTTCGGTCGCCTCTTGCCATGCGTCGCGGCTCTCCTGGTAGAACTGGCGGGCCACGTCGGCGGCCACCTTCCCGTAGGCCCTGACGAGCTTGGGGTAGTTGGCCGCGAGGTAGGCGGCCTGCTCCATCTGCGTGAGGCCGTCGAGCCTGGCGACCAGCGCCCCCACGGCCTCCTCGCAGAGGTCGGCGTTGGCCCCGAGCGCCCTCCGGTACCTCTCGAACAGCTCGGGGTCCACCATCGGCTACGTACCCCCTCCCAGCTGCTGGGCTATCTCGTTGAGTATCTCGATGGAGCCCGCCTGGTCCTGAGCCGCCATGATCCGGTCGATGGTGGCCTTGGAGAGACCCAGCCCCTCGTACCAGACGCGGGTGCCCACGAGCGACTGGTCGGCCGCGCCGATCTTGGTCCAGGCGTCGGCGGTGGCGCTGATGGTGGGCTGGGCCGGGTCGGCGAACTGGGCCATGACGCCCATCTCGCGGGCCGTGAGCCCGTCGTAGGCGACGCCGCGGGAGACGGCGAGCATCATGCGCGCCACCTCCTCCATCGCCTCGCCGTTTCGCACGTTGATCTGCTCGACGTCGAGGATGAGCGGGTCGTTGGCGGCGCCGAGGGCGTCGGAGCTGGTGTAGGTGTTCGATAGCACGCCGAGCTGCCCCAGCGGCACGTTGGTCGCTCCGGAGAAGCGCTGCGCGTCGTTCTCGAACACGGCGATGAAGTTGGCCGCGTCGCCCGCCGGGAACTGCCCCACCTGCGGCACCTCGCCGTTGGCGTCGCGCGTGAGCGCGAGGAACATGCCGAGGTAGGCGCGCATCATGCGCTGCGGGTCGGCCGCGTGGCGCGGCTCGCTCGGGTCGTCGTCGGCGTCCTCGTCTGCGGGCGGCTCCGGGGCGAGCAGGTCGGCGGGGTCGAACAGCGCGGGGTCGGCCCCCAGGATGTAGCGCTGCGGCGCCGTGAAGAACTCGGCGCCCACCTCCATGCGCAGCACGTCGCGCATGGCCTTGTCGATGATGCCCGTGACCTCGGGCGTGATCACCGAGTGGCCGAGCGGGCGGTCGTCGTCGGCGTCGTGGACGAGCGGCTCCATGAGCGGGCGGCCCATCCGGTGCGGCTCTACCGAGCTCGACCACTCCCCGGAGGCCTCGCGCGCGAAGGTGACCACCGCGTCGGGCTCGTGGAGCACGTATCGGCTGGCCACGCCGTCCCTGTCCACGCCGGTGACGCAGATCCCGCACGCGATGCCCTCGACGCCCTTGTCCCAGAGCATCGCGCACTGGTTTGGGCTGAACGAGCGCACCATCACCGGCGGCTGCCTCGGGCCGGAGCCGCGCATCACGGTGAGCGCCGAGCACCCGTAGGTGAGCGCGCCGCGGCACGCGCGGGAGTAGGTCGACGCGAGGCGGTTCCTGCGGGCGAGCATGTCGAGCGAGCGGTCCTGCTCGCCCTCGAACACGAAGCCCTGGAACCGCGAGCGCACCACGCGCACGCGCATGGCCTTGTCGGCCCACCCCACGACGGCGTTCACGCCGACGAGGTCGGGCGGGATGGAGATGCCGAGGTCCTTGGTGCGGCTCTTCATCTCGACGTAGCCGCGCAGCACGGCGTTGCGCGACCTCACCGCCTCCCAGCGGTCGAACAGGTCGACCACGTCCCGGCGGTACGCGCCCGCGGAGTCGAGGTCTGGGACCGGCGTGGACGTCATGGCGTTCTCCCTGCTCACATCAGCACCTGCTGCCTTCTCGTCGGGTCGCGCCTCGTGGTCCTCGCGGCGAGGACGGCGGCGGCGCATGCCTCCAGCTCTATCGAGCCCTCGAAACCCCAGCCGCCGGAGCGGCCTATGTCGCGCCTCGTGGCCGAGGCCGCGGCCTCGTCGAGCGCGGCCTGCGCCTCGCAGGACGCGTGCGCGACCGTGCCGTCCACGAGCCCGTCGACCATCCCCTGCGACGCGGCGATCACCTGCGCCGTGCCCATGCGCACGACGTAGCCCCTCGGCGCGCCGAGCTCGGCGAGGTTGGCGCACAGCGCGTCGGCGCCGTTCGCGCCGTCGACCCACACCTCCGAGACGCTGCCGGACCGCGCGGCGATCTGCGACGCGAGCGGGCGCGTGCCCGCCGACGTGTCGCCCAGCCCCACGAGCTCGAACGCGCACCTGCTGCGGTCTCGCCTGAGCTTGCAGCCCGCCAGCGCCCATCGGGAGCCGTCCGGGCTGAACTTGACGCCCAGCGCGCGCACGCCCTGGTAGCGCCTGCCGAGGGCGGGGATGGCCGTGCGCGCCCAGACGCCGGGGTCTATGGCGGGCGGCTCGCCCGCGTCCTGGTCGGGGTCCCACCAGCCGAGGCGCTCGCGCGCGAACCCCTCGGGGGCGAGCGAGCACCACTCGTTCTCGTAGGTGTACTCCTCGTCGAGCGCGCCGGGCCTGTCCGCCTCCATGGAGGGGTTGGTGGCGTACACCATCGGGAGCACGTCCTCCCACGAGGCGCCCTCGCCCGGCGGCTCCTCGACGCTCCACTCGTGCCACGCGCTGCGCGGGGTCGGCGAGGCGAGCACGTTGCGGCGCCGCCTGCGGAACACCCCTCCGTCCACCTTCTCCGACGGGGGCGTGCCCGCGTAGATGACCTGCCGGTCGCCCGTCGCCGAGGCCGCGAGCGCCTGGTTCATGGCCTCGAGCTGCACGTCGTTGAGCGCCTGCGCCTCGTCGTAGACGATGAGCGTGATGTTGTCGAAGCCTCGCCCGGAGTTGGTGGAGCGGGCGCTGTACTCGATCGTCGCGCCGCTCTTCATCTCGATGCGCTCCTCGCCGTTCGTGCGCCGCACGATCCTCACGAGGTCGCGGATGGGCTTCCACTTGGCCCCCGGGTGCGTGAAGACGCGCGCGAGGCGGTTGAAGGCCTTCTTGACCGTCTTCACCGAGTGCGCGGTGTGCAGGATGTGCGCCGAGGGGTCGGTGACGAGCAGGTAGAACTCGATCGCCTCGATGGCGCCGGTCTTGCCGTTCTGCCGGGGCACGGACAGGCCCGCCGTGATGACCAGCAGCCTGCCGTCCTCGTCGCGCGACAGCCAGCAGTCCATGAGCGTGCGCTGCCAGGGATCCGGCACGAACCAGTACTCCTCGCACAGCAGCGCCGCGTCCGGGCCGTCGGTGAAGGCGTAGTCCGGCTCGACGCGTATGCGGGGGTCCTGCGACGCCTCGTACTCGCGGACGATGGCCTCCGCGACGTCGGCTATGTCGACGTCATCCGCCCGCCCGCCTGGCCGCAGGCCCGCGACCCTGCACGAGCTTGAGGACGCTCGCCCCGCCGTCTTCGTCGGCATCGGAACCCCTCTCGTCGTTGATCCCCAGCTGCTTGTTGAGCGCGCGTATCTCGGCGCTCGCCTGCTTCATGGTCGAGAGCTGCGGCAGCGCCTTGATGTCGCCCACGTCGTTGGAGAACGCCACCTGTATGCCGCCGTCGACGCTCAGGTCCTCGATGCACTGGTCCACGACCTGGTACCACTGCACGAGCAGCGTGAGCGCCGGCACGTCGGAGGGGCGGAAGCCCCTGCCCCGCACGAGCTCGTTCCACTTCCTGTTGCGGTACGGGTCCTCCCGCACCGACTTGGGCTTGGTGAGCCGCTTGGCCACGTGACCACCGCCTCTCGGCACGAGAAGGGCCGCCCCGGCTGTCCTGGCACGGGTGCGTCCCACACAAAAAACGTTATCGGGGGTAACGGCCCT